GTATTTAGAAATGGAAATACCGAAGGCTACCAAGTTTTATATGCTGATGGTGAAGAAGACCAACCTTCATATAACCCCGCAACTAATACAATAACTACACCAATTATAAGTGCTAGTAGTGCTTTATACGTTGGTGGGGATATAACAGTTACTGGAACTGTAGATGGTGTAGATATAGCTTCATTAGAAACCAGTGTACAAGCTAATGATACTAAAATTGCTAGTTTAACGGCTGCAACAAGTTCTTATATAACTTTTCCAGTTGATATATCAGATGAGACTAATTTAATTGCTGGAACAGGTATTACATTAACAGGAGATACTTTATCTACTAATGATAGTGAAATCGACCACGATTCGTTATCTAATTTTAGTTCAGACGAACATTTCACCCAAGCTAACATCACAACTGTTGGAACAGTTACTTCGGGTGATGTAAGTGCTATTTTACCTACAGGTACAATTTCAAGTTCTGCCCAAGTCGATCACGATCAAACCACTAATTTTAGTTCAGACGAACACTTTACCCAAGCTAACATTACAACTGTTGGTACAGTTACTTCAGGCGACGTAAGCGCTATTCTCCCTACAGGTACAGTTTCAGGTTCTTCTCAAATTTCAGATTTAGGATTTGTTAATAATTCTCAATCAGCTAGAATTACTTTTTTATATACTAGCTCTGTTGATTATGCTCCTCCTGGATATATAGTTTTTTTAGATCAAGCTACTGATAATATTATTATAAATACTTCTTCATATAATGGAGTAGATTTAGATGCTTCTGTTGGTAATGATTATGCTAAATTCCAATTTAATGAAGCAGGTTCCCTTATTACTGTAAGAAAATTAAGTGATGGTTCTTTTAAAACCTATAAAATAACCACAGCAACCACAAATTACACAGGAAATGCTGATAATGTAGGATACCTTGTTGATGGAGCTAGTTTTATAAATGTAATGGAATCTGGAAGTATTTCAGATGGTGATGAAGTAGAATTTATCTGGGATAAATCAGCTGGAGTAGGTGGGGCATATGGTCCTACTGAAGGATTCTCTACTAAAACCCTTGCAGGATTCTTTCAATCAGGTTATAATTACTTAGATATGTTCTTTGGAGTAATAACGGATACCGAATTTGATGGTGATCCCGAAAATTTAAGTGGTATTGAATCATCAGCTTCATTTACTGATTCTAGATATTTTTTACCAGCAATTTCACAATCTGAATCTTTAACTTTAGGTGGCTTAACAGTTAATGGAACTATTACAGGTACTATTAATACTTCTTCAATTACAGATTTCCCAACTGAAGTTTCTCGCTCAGCAGCTGCAGCAGGATTTGGGTCTGGTGGTGGAGGTAGTACCACATTAACTCAAATATATAATCAAAGTTTTCTTGATGATATTGCTGATACAATACATTACTTACCTTTTAAAGACATTAATGAACAAACAACTATTTACCAAGAAGAAGCCGCTATGCTTATGCCTTTCGATGGTAGAATTAAACAAATCACTATTAAAGTATCAACACAAGTAGACAATGCAGGTAACTTTACCGTAGGAGTTCATACTATACCTTTAGGTAGCAATCATTTTACTACACTTAACTGGACAGAAGAAGAAACAGAAACCTTAGCATTTGATGGTGCTTCATCAGCAGATGATTTTCATGCATTCCATTTTGTTTTTGATAATGCTCAACACTTTGAAGCAGGGGATTTATGCACTATTAGTCTTCAAGCCAGTGTTGATCCTGGTGTTAGTTCATACTATTATGTTACTACAATTGTAGAATTTGATACAACAAATGGTTTAGGTTCTTCTTCAACAGAATTAGCAACTAACCCATAAAATAATTTGGTTCTTCTAAATTTATTACATACGTATATCTAAACATTTAAAATTTTAAAAAGTTATGGCTGTTAAAAAAACAAAAAAACAATCAAACACTGAAAAACTTACAACCGAAGAAGTAACTCAATTAAACGAACTTCGAGCAAAAACCAGTGAACTCACATTTCAAAGAGGCCAAATAGGCATTGCAGAAGACAATTTAAAACGACAATTAAATCAACTTGCTGAACAATTTAATGAACTCTATACCACAGAAAATACATTATCTAAAGAATTATTTGATAAGTACGGCAAAGGAGAAGTTAACCTTGAAGAAGGTATATTTATTAAATCAACAGAATAACATTTTTTTATTAAGGTTCAGTATTCTTTTAGATATTTATTATTGGCTTTCACTTTGTTCATGTTTTGACAAAGGAACCCATATTTATATACAACACAAATAATCTAGAAGATAATGGCCGAACAAATAGTATCACCGGGAGTATTTCAAAGAGAAACCGACCAGTCATTTATAACACCTGCTCCTGTAGAAGTAGGTGCTGCAATCGTTGGTCCAACAGTAAAAGGACCTATTGAACAACCAACTGTAGTCACTTCATTTGCTGACTATAAAGACAAATTTGGAACAACCTTTGTTTCTGGTTCTGATAATTTAGAATTTTTCACTTCTATTGCAGTACAAAAGTATTTTGCTAATGGAGGTAATAGTATGCTAGTTACTAGAGTAGTTTCAGGTTCTGGAACCGCATGGGACTACGCAACAAGTACAAATATAAGTTCAAATCAAGGAGCATCTTCAGGATTTGCTACTGGTGAATTAACATTTGCTAATAACTTCTTCGAAGATGAGGGGGATGAATTACAAGTAACTGTTGGTAGTACTGAATTTAGATTTATTGCTTCAGACCCTGCTGAACTTCCTGCAGATAACTCACCTTTATTCTTTGTTTCTACCGGTTCAAGTGCCGCAACAGCAATTAGTAATTTAGTATCTAAAATTGGTACTTTAAATGCATTAGGTGCTGGAATCACAGTTAATGATGGCACAACATTCTTAGGAATATCAGCTTCTAATGCAGGTACTGTAGGTAATTTAATTACTATAGAAACTGGTTCTGGTGGTAGTATTTCAACAGATGTATTAACCTTATCAGGTGGTACTGATGGTGTAGGAGATGTATCATTTACTTTGAAAACTTTAGGTGAAGGTATTGTTCTTAATAACTCAACAGGTGCTACAGATGCTGGTGCTCAATATTCAGATGGATCATTACAATCAGGATCTAAAGATAATTTAAGATACGAAATTAGTGGAGTAAACACCAATACAGGAACATTTAATGTTTCTATTAGAAGAGGTGATGATAATACCAATAATAAAATTATTTTAGAAACATTTATAGGATGTAGTTTAGACCCTAAATCAGATAACTATATAGCAAAAGTAATTGGTGATCAGTACACTTCAGCAACTGAATATGAAGGTCAAACTGTTGTTAAAGTTAATGGTGATTATCCAAATAGATCTAGATTTGTAAGGGTATCATCTGTAGATCTACAAACACCTGATTATTTACGTATAGATGGAGAAGTTGGATCCGACTCTAGTGGAGTAGCTTACTCACAACGTTTACCAAATGCACAAAGTGGTTCTTTCTATGGTGCTACTGGTACTAATATCCCTGCGAGTGAGGCATTATTATCCTTTGAAAATATTTCTTCTACTAATGCTCAAGGATTAGTAGCTAGTGATTATACAACAGCTTTAAATATCCTTAAAAACGTAGATGAATACAGATTTGCTACTATTACTATCCCTGGGATGTATGATAAGCATTATGCAAGTGCTGTAGCTTCAGGTATTGAATTATGTGAAGGGAGAGGAGACACATTCTTTATTACAGATTTAGTTCCTTATAATGCTTCTGTAAGTGATGTAACAACAGAATCAGGAACTTTAAATACTAATTTTGCTGGTACTTACTGGCCTTGGGTTCAAGTCCCATCTACTGAATTAAGTAGAAACGTTTGGGTTCCTGCTTCAACAGTAATGCAGGGTGTATATGCAGCAAATGACAGAGTAGCAGCTCCATGGTTTGCCCCAGCAGGTTTAAATAGAGGTGGATTACCTGTAGTAAGAACTGAATTTAAACTAACTCAAGCATTAAGAGATACTTTATATGATAATAGAGTAAATCCACTTGCAACATTCCCTAAAGTTGGACCTGTTGCTTATGGACAAAAAACATTACAGAAAAAAGCAAGTGCTTTAGATCGTATTAATGTTAGAAGATTATTAATTTCTCTTAAAAACTTTATAGGTGATACTTCTAAAAATTTAGTATTTGAACAAAATACAACTGTAACAAGAAATAAATTTTTAAACGCAGTTAATCCATTTTTAGAATCAGTACAGCAAAGACAAGGTTTATATGCCTTTAGAGTTGTTATGGATGAAACTAATAACACAGCTGAAGCAATTGATAGAAACCAACTAGTTGGTCAGATATTCATCCAACCTACTAAAACTGCTGAATTTATAGTCTTAGACTACACTATCCAACCAACAGGTGCAACATTTAACGACTAAAAATTTAGCTTTAATATATTTATAACAAAACAACACGACAATGGCAATATTAAGTTCAGCAGATATGTTCTATACAGCTTACGAACCTAAGCTGCAAAATAGATTTATATTTTATATAGATGGTATACCAGCTTATCTCGTTAAAAGCGCAGATAAACCAAAATACACCGCAGAAGAAGTGGTTCTCGACCATATTAATGTAAAAAGAAAAGTAAAGGGTAAATCCGATTGGTCTCCAATTACTTGTACATTATATGATCCTGTAACACCTTCAGGAGCACAAGCAGTGATGGAATGGGTTCGTTTACATCATGAGTCAGTAACTGGTAGAGATGGGTATTCTGATTTTTATAAAAAAGATATTAGATTTAATACTTTAGGACCTGTTGGTGATGTTGTTGAAGAATGGATCTGTAAAGGTGCTTATGTTACTAATGCAGAATTTGGATCAGGTGACTGGACTTCATCTACCCCAATGGAAATTAGCTTAACTATTGCTATGGATTATGCAATCTTAAACTACTAAGATTTTTAACATAAATAAATTAAGAGGTGCGCAAGCACCTCTTTTTTTTACATATGTATATGCAAACATATAATAAGTTATAATATGGAAGAAAATAAATCAATGTTTCCAACCGAGGAAGTAACATTACCCTCAAAAGGATTAATTTATCCCCAAGATAATCCATTAGCTAAAGGTACACTTGAAATGAAGTACATGACTGCTAAAGAAGAAGACATTTTAACTAATGAAAGTTACATTAAAAATGGCACAGTAATAGATAAATTATTACAATCTTTAATTGTTACACCAATTAACTATAATGATTTAATAGTGGGCGATAAAAACGCTGTCATGATAGCAGCTCGTGTTTTAGGTTATGGTAAAGATTATACTTTTACATTAGATAATGAAGAACACACAGTTGATTTAACAGAAGTAGCAGATAAAGAATTAAAAGAAGAACATTTATTAGAAAAAGGTAAAAATGAATTTGAATTTACCC